TGGAATAAATTATCATAAATCCAATCAGATGGTAATAAATTATTTTCCATGATTTGAGAAGCTAACTCAACTTTTTCTTTCATTAAGTTAACACGTTCTTGATCATAAATGATAGATGGGGTAGTTAATGATAAATCAAAGTTTGTTAAAGCTTCACCATCATATCCTTGAGTATATAAATGTACTAAGGCAATCTTAGTTAATTCTGATAATAATATTCTTTGAATACGTTCTACAGTACGAGCAAATCTAATATCTTCAGCTGCTAATGTAGCTTTACCAGTTAAGTCTTTCTCATACCCCATGAATGCTTTAGGTATTTTAAGAGCCGCAAATAATTTGTCTCTTAAGTAAGCAACGTCTTCAATACCATTATATTCTAAACCTTTAGCTGTATCAATACGAGTTGATTGATCGTTACCTCTTACTGGTATGTAAAAGTCTTCCATCATATTCATCATATTGTACTTCAAGTTATATTGGCCTGTTGTTGGATCAACAAAAGGTACTTTTTTAAGTTTTTGAACTGTTTTCTGCATAAATGCTTCTACTTCATTTGGAGGTATAGCACCTACATTCATGTAGAAAATACGTTTTTCAGGAGCACGAACAATACGATGAATCATCATCGCGTCTTCCATTAACATCATTTGTTTAAATATCTTACGGCCTGGTTCTAAATAACTTCTACCATAAGGTAAGTAGTTAACATCACTTATTAATCTAAAGTGAGCCATTTCATAGTTTTCAAAGTAAATATCTGAGGTCGCTGTGCCTAAGGCGTATTGTGTTTGTGGGGTTGTAATACCAGATACTGATGTTGGATCGTATTTAAATCTTACGTAAGTAGGATTTTTTGGATTAGTACCTTCTTCTCTAATAATTGAATAAGCTGAGAATGGTATAACATTATATACACCAAATTTCTCAGCAATTTCTAATTTAAGATAAAAATCACCATACTTACACATATTACGAGCCCAACTCCATAAGTTAAATTCAAGATTTAACACATCATAAAATAGATTGTATAAAATACGTTGGATATTTTCGTCACTAGAACGAATATGGAGCATCTCACCATGCTCATTTTTTAAAGTACACTCATCAGCTATAATATCAAGTGCAGAAGCCACAATAGCATCTGTATCCATTGATTCATAGTCTGTATAAAGTTGTACTCTTAATGTTTGATAGTTGTAAACATTGTTTACATTGTAAATACCAGCACCTGATGTAGTGTAAATTTTAGTAAATCTATCTACTAACGCGTTAGTTTGTAAAGTACCTAACGATTGTATGCGGTCTGTGTCTATTACTCTTAACTCATCGCCGCCAACATTGCGAATAACAACATCTGAGGAGAATAAACGTTTTAATTGGTCAAATAATGCCATAATTTTCTGTATATGTTATAAATATTTAGTTATACTAGCCAACTGATATCTTCTACACCTCCCATACCAGTATCCATTTGCCATGGATTTTCATTTATTGGTGAATGTGGGGTTGATATTGATGGACCAGAAATATATGAAACTTTTCCTATGCCTCCAAGCGAAGCACGAGTTAAGTCCATAGCGGATTGATTAAATCTTAAAGCTGTGTCGCGTAAAAATAAACCAATACCTAAAGACATTACTAAGTCGTCATTATAACCATCTGTTGCTTGTGCTTTACCGTGTTTCCAAACAAATGTTCTTAATTCTTCTAATGTTCGGCGTGATTGAATAACACAAGCACGTTCTCTCATATAAGATTCTAGTTTTGAAACAACAAGTGGGCGTGTTTTAATTGAGTTTGTAAAACCAGGTACTAAGGTATTTTCATTTCTATTCATGAAATTATCTTGAGTTATATTTGCTGTATCTGATTTAGATGAGTAGTACATATTTTGATATCCTCTATCAATCACCGTCTGTATTGTGTCCCAACCTATATTCGCATTTTCAATAACTAATAACGCATTATTATATTCAGTAGCTATCGCTACTAACATATGTCCATAGTCACGAGTACTAATTTGTCCTTTATATTCTGCTACTTGTTTAGCTGTTTCAACATCAATAACATGAAATGCAGAATAGTCTTTTCCATCACCACGAGCAACGTCGGCTACAACCATATAATTTCTTGTATAGTCTGGGTATTCCCAACGCCATAAGTTACCATCAAATCCACCTTTTGCTACAGGATCTGCTTGGAATGTTTCTATATACCAATTTAAAATGTCTGGTTCAACTACTGAGTCACCTGATGTACTAAAGTCACAATCACACTCTTGAGCCGCATTACGAGGACCTAAAATAGCGTCTTGTTCGTCTCTCCATTTTTGAGATCGTTCTGGATGTACTGTCCAAGGTAATTTAATTGATGTAAATCCATTTTTACCTTCTTCACCACCAATAAATGTTCTATGGAACCAATTACCTGTACCATATGGAGTTGAAATAGCAATACATTGACCTCCAGTAGCTAAGGTTTGTTGAGCAGAAGCAAATATCTCATCTATACCTTCAATAAAGGCTGCTTCATCTAATAATAGTAATGATACGGCTTCAGATCGACCTGCGTCGCCAGTTGCCCCAATTGCTTTAATTTGAGATCCGTTTGATAATTTAAGACTTAACTTATTATTTTCTATAGCTTTTATTTGTAACCAACTAGGTAAGTTATCATAAGCAAATTTTACTTTTGTAACCATATTTTTAGCAGTTTCCTGCTTTGTAGCGATACAAAGTACATTTTTATCCTTATTAAATAACATCATCCATAATGAATAAGCTGATGATAATGTTGATATACCTAACTGTCTTGACTTATTAACTATATTATATTTATTTTTTTTAAATTGATGTAATACACCTTCCTGGAATGGATATAAATTAAATTGGATACGTCCACGTTGTGGATGTTGAATCCAATAATACTTTTTCATGAAATAAACAGGATCTTGAGCACATTTGACAAACTCCTGTTTGATTATTTCTTTAATATTTTGTTGATCACTCATTAACCTTTAGTTTTTAAATATCTCGAAAGTAAGATATAGGACAACCAAAAACAACCTGAAATTGAATAGAAAACGATATCTGCAACCCAGTATGAACCACTTAAATCCATTATCAATTTGAATAAAGCGTCGTACCCAAAGGGGAGAAAGAACATCGCTAACATAAGAGAAACCTCTTTGTATGTCTTTAATTGTTTTATTTTTTTGTTTTTTACTATCACCTTCTTCCATATGTGGTTGAATTCGTTAATAATACATAACTTGTTGTATATAAATATATAAAAAAAGCCTAACCTTACGGGGTTAGGCTAGTGCCTATGGTCTAGATAGGCAGTCCTATGGTAGCAGGACATTATTTTGTAAAATATAGATATGTTAACCCACCAACAATAGCGGTTCCAGTTACTTGTAAAAATCTAAGTTTTACTTTAAGCTTTTTATTTTGTTTTTGTAAATCTTTAACCCACAATGCTTGAGCATCAAATTTTAATTGTTCATTTTTGATACGTTGCTCGTATAAAATTCCTTTTTGTTCATGTCCAGATATGATACTATCTTTTAATGTTATTTTCTGAGTTAATAATGTAACATTATCGCTACATAATTTTAATTCTGCTTTAGCACTGTCACCACTAACTAAATCTTTAACAATTTGTTTAGCTACATACGCTGGTAATTTAATAGTATCTTGTTGTGCTTTAGCAAATAAAGGTAAAAATGCTAATATGATTAAAATATATTTCATTAATAATTATATCTTTTTTTAAAGAAAGAATCAACTTGAGTTGGTGTGTAATTAGATGTTTGGCTACTTATTTCATGATAATATTCACGAACAATAGTTGTTTTTTCTTTAATATTATCTAATTGAAAGTCAACTTGCTCAACTTCTACTTCATAAGCATTAATTGTACTATCAATTTGTTTTTGATGTTCAACTAATTGTTTATTAACATTAGTTAATGAGTCAATTGTTGCTTTAATATCAACTGGTATTTGTGGTTGACGTGTTGTTAACCATATAATACCAAACAATACTATAAGACCTCCAATAATGTAAAGACCTATTTTAGCTTTACCTTTATTTTCATTAACAAAAGTAGTTATTTCTTGTTCTACTTTTTTAACTTTAGCCTTAGATACCTTCTTCGTCGTCGATTTCGATTGGTTCATCATCTATTCCTAGTTTTTTAAGTTCGTCTTCGTCACTTGTTTTACGTTTAGTTCCTAATGCTGGTAATTTATCTTCACCTAATGCTTTAAGAATTTGTTTCATTACACCTTTAGTATTTGTAGCTCCAAATTTATATTTGTCTAAGCCATTTAATACTTTAATGTAAGCATCATAGTCATCAGCTTTTAATTCTTCTAATTTATCAACTAACTGTTGTACTAAATCAGGTAAAGCAGCTTTAGCAGCTTCTTTAGAGCGTTGTTGTGCAGCTTTAAAGTCAGAACTTGATAAACCTCCATCTTCAGCTTCTTTAACTACACGACCTGTTTTGATATTTGATTGAGCATAACGTCTGATAATTTTAGAAATTAAATCATCGTTATCTACAAACCACTCTCCGGCTTTAGAACCAGCAGCTGTCATAGGTACTTTCTTAATTTTAGCTATATCTTTTTCAGATGGACCTTCTTCGTCTCCAGTTTCAGGTTTTGCTTTTTTAGATTTAAGTTTTGATTTACCAATAAACAAATCTTCAGCATCAGATGGCGATAAGAATGTATCACCTTCTCCTGGTTCTTCATCAGCAGCTGCTGTTGGTTTTACAGATGTTGCTTTTAATAATTGAGTACGAATATCAGGAGTAAAAGACCAGTTAACACCTGGTGCAGAATTTTTTTCGATGTCACTTTTAAGTAATTCTACTTCCATTGGATCGATACCTTGTTCTTTACCTTGAGCAATAAAGTAATTAATTACTTGTTGTTTTCTATCTGTTTTAAAGTTAGATGGTGTTTTGATTCTATCTTTAATTTGTGGAAACTCTGTATTAAGTTTATATTTTTCTTTAGCGATACGCGCCATCTCTTTTACAGGTACTTTAATCTTAAGTTTCGCTTCAGTTATGAATTTTTTTAAATCGAAATTGTCTGCCATGTTTATTGTTTATATGTTAATAAATATTTTATTTTAGAGCGTCTAATACAGTCTTCACACGATCTTTAGTAGGACCATGTAATATTACTAATTTTTTAGGTGGAAATAATACTAATAATCGAAATATTTCTTGATTAATATCAGCTCTATATTCAAGATTTGTTTCTCTTACACCATTATCTTCCATTTCAACACCAACTGGTTTAATATAAAATACAATATCATATTGTTCTCTTAATGTCATTGCAGCATTTACAAATTGTGATTTATCATGTGTAGCAATAGATTTAGCTAACATAGTAAACGCACTAACATCCCATACTGTTCTATCAGTTAAGATATCTTTATGTAGTAATTCACTAGCTCGTTCAGCTAAAAATACTAATTGACCATTAATAGTTGAATCAGTATTTAATGGAATACCTAAATCTCTTAAGTATTTACTACGCTCAGTAGCTGTTTTATAATTTTTAAACTCATCAGTTTTAGCTAACGCTTTAACTAACGTTGTTTTACCAACTGACATTGTTCCGCATAATCCTATTTTCATATGTATAAATATTGGTTAAAAACGTGTATCATATTTTGGATCTTTTGCTGGTGGTATACCATTTACATCACGTTTACGATCCATAAATTCGTCCTTAGTATATTGGAATCCAAATAACCAATACTCTTTTTTACCATTTGGGAGAATAACAGCCGCATCATCCCAGTTATGTAACTTGCCATCTAGATAATATATGATAGTTCCATCTGGTTTTTTTAATTTTTTAACTCCTTCTAGTTTAGCCATATTTGCTTTTATTTTATAATTAAATATAAGTTATTTACTTGGGTTAATTAAGCTTTCAGCGACATAAATACCGTGCGCGCCTGATACTGTAATACCACGAGCACTTAAAGCATCACCTACAAAGTGAACATTTGGAAAAATTGTTAATGACAAGTCATTATAGTTAACTAATGGTTCAGGACTTAAATATTTTACTTCAGGAATATACATACCCCAATCATCACCAAAATCAAATATTTTGTTCATATCATCAATAAAATTAATAATATAATCAGCATACATACCCATTGATTCTTTAAATGTATCTAAAGTTGAAACTTGAACTGATGATACTATAGTACCTTCAGATGTTAATGCTGGTGTGCGAGTATTATTAGGTGAATAATATAATCCAGTATTATTTGATTGTAATTTTTGAACTACATCCCTAGACCATTTAAACGGATCTTCAATACCTTTAATTTCCATCAATATACCAAAGTTGGTCATATCGTTTCGGAATTCTTCACCCTTTTTCGCATGACCGTTGTACGTAACATCACCATAAGTTTCTTCAACTGCTACATAAGCGGCATTGTTATTAGTACAAAAGCTACGTAGAGAAACATTTTCATACTTCTGATATAATTTGAAGTCATATGATATGTCTATTAATTTCTGAAAATATTTTTGTGGTGCTTCAAATCGAACACCTATTTGAACTGATTTAGGTTCAGTTGGTAGTTTGTAGTTGTCTGATAGTTGTTGTGCAAAGTCGATACCTGATTTACCAACACCAAATATTAACTCATCATATGAAACATGTTTAGTATCAGTAGGACCAGCTATACCAAGTGGATTAAATAACACTGTATTGTTTGTGAAATCAATACTTGATACTTCTGTATTCCACCAAAAATTAACACCTTTATCTAACAAATATTGATACCATGTTTTAGCAATCTCATGTAAGAAATTAGACCCTATATGCCATACCGGAAACATTCTCAAACCAAAATATGGTTTAATAAATTCTGGTTCCTCTTGAGGATCAGACATGAATATTTCATCTGGTTTAGGATGGAAACGAGTAAAGTTATCTACTACTTGTTTCATCAACTCCATAGCTTTATCCTCACCACAATACTTAGCTAATTGACCACCAATTGCTGTGTGATAAGTTAATTTACCATCAGACCAGCCACCAGCACCTAACATTCCTGTCATTACTTCTTCAGGTAAACGATTAATAGGATCGTTTCCTTTATCAATGATTGTAATTAATTCTCCTGGGTATCCGTTGTCTACTAATTTAGTTGCAGCGTTGATACCAGCTACGCCTGCGCCAACAATGATGATTCTTTTATCCATTTTGGTGTATTATTTAATTTTTTATATCCTAAGTTTTTAATTCCTAATTTGTCTAATATGTAAAATTCTCTATATGCCTCTATTGTATCATCTTTTTTATATTGATCAGGCATACATTGTGGTGGTGGGGTAAAACCACTACTTGGAAATTTATCACTTATTAAAGGTAAGTTATCTTTTGCCCAAAGCAAAACTTTTCTTGAAGCATGTTCTTTACCATATCTAATAACAAACTCATCACATATAGCTAAACCATGTTCAATTAACCAATTAGTATGGTCTAATGATTCACGAACCCATTTTGTTGATGGATGATTGTAATGAGCCTTTTTATATGGAGCATCTATACCATAATGATGAAATGTTGTGCATAACATTTGAGCTGATTCGATTTGCATTTTACGAATGTGGTCATCTACTAATTGACGCGCGGCTATTTTTGGATCAGAGTCTATGTAAAATATATTCATAATAACTAAATATAAGTTCTTTATATAGGTCAAATAAAGGTAGCCCACCTTTTAGGGTGGGCCACTACTCCAATTTTTTATTTTGATGCGAACAGGTAATGAATCTGTTCTGTCTTGTTAAGCGGCTGAGTAGAAATCAATATTGTTGTTAAATGTAACATCAATACCTAAAAATTCCAATACAGCTCCTAATCCTTCTTTAGCTAATTCTTTTAATTTTTCAAATCCATCAGAAATAAAATCAACTAATTGATTAAATTTATTATATAAATAATTAAAAAATTGTTTAATTTTATCTACAACACTTGCTTCATTAAGATTTTCTTTTTCTAAAATTTCTTTTAATTGTTGTTCTTTACCTAATAAATCTTCTAAACCTAATCTTAATGATGAGAAAAATGTATATCCTACTTTTTCACCTTTTATTTTATATGAAGATGATTTAAATGCAACACTAACGTTACATTTTTCAGCTATTTTTTTAACCATTGGTGATGATATTTTTGAAATATCTTCTACTTTAACATCAGTAAATGAATTATTAAATGCTATAACATAATTAGCTTCACCTTTTATATCTGAGAATTTGTCATGTCCTGTCATAGCTTCATAAGCAAAAGCTAATTTAAAAGTTGGATTTAAACTAAATAATTGATTTATTTCTTCTTGTACTTGTTTTTGAACTTTTTCTGCCTTATCAATTATTTTTTTAGCTTCAATATTAACTTTAGATTTAAGTTCTTTTGGATTAGACTTTTTTAATTCACCAGTATTTAATTTATCTGTTTTAGTAGCTGTAGCAAAGTCATTAATTAACTTCATTAGTTTAGTAATAGTCTCATTATCTAATTTAGCTGTTCTAGCTGCTGATAATACTGTAGCTTTAGCTTCTTTTTTCTCAGCACTCATTAATTGAGCGGCTCCTTTTTTAGCTGATAGTCTTAGTTTATCAGAACCAATTGATTTTAAATCTGTTTTTGGTTCATCAGCAGATTTGCCTGTTTCTTCTTTCCAGAATTCAGAAGTTGAAATTCTTTGTCCTGAAAATTTTTCAATTGGCATTTGATATTTAGATGTATATTTGCTTAAAGCATCATACATTGGTTTATATTTACTTAATTCTTTAGGTAATTTACCTTTTATAGAAGCATTCCATAATACTACTCCTAATATTTCAGCATCTTGACCACTCACATCTGATTCTTTTATTAGTTTAATACCTAATTTTCCTTCTTGTAATTCTTCAGGTGTTTCTGTTTCTTCTTCAGCTGGAGTTTCTGCTGGTGTTTCCTCTGGTGCTTCTTCTGGAGCTGCTGCTAATTCTGCTTCAGGACCTTGTGCTTGTGGAGGAGATCCTAATGTTAATAAATCAGCAATTGATAATGTAGCAAGTTCTCTATCACCTATACTTGCTAACCAATATTTTTTACCACTTACTTTAGCTTCATATTTTTCCTCACCCATGAATGTTAAATAAAACACTCTATTGTTATGTAAAACAATTTTGAATATAGTTGGTTTTGGAGCCATAACATAAACACCAACAATATAATCTCTAAAATCAACAGTTAATAACTCAACTAAAGTTTTATTTAGTGTAGGATATTTTTGTAATATGAATTCTAATGGATTAGATTCAAATGTAATAGCAGGAGTAGCAGGAGCAACATCTTGTGGTTGTTGGTCTACTACTTCTTCTTCCTTTAAAGGACGTGATCTTATAATTTTAATTTTCTTCATATTCATTATCTAACTCGTGAAAGCCTTGATTTGCTTGTTCGATATAGTTTTCAGCGTTTGTGATATGGTCTTGAATCCATCCTGGTATGTTACGTTCATTATCTCCTAACTTAACCATAAGTTGTGATGCTGAGCTAATAATAGCTTTTAAACTAGCTTGAGCCATTGATACTTCATGATCTTCACCTTCTTTAGCTACAATTTTAGCTTGTAATTCATCAGGTAAATCTTTTTGACCACCTTTTAATTCAGGATTATCATCATGTTTGTCTGTAAATGTAGCTTCTTCCATATAACCACATTCATTACACATTGCAGCTTCCATTTTACATCCACATTCAGGACATTGTCCTTTTGCTTCACCCATATAGATACGATCATCTTCTGGTTTGATACGACTCATAATTTCTTTAGCTTTAGCTAAAGCAGTTGGATCTTGTGAGTTGATGGCTTTTCTTAATTTATAAAATAAATCATCAGATATTTTACCTTGTAATTTAAATAAATTACGAGCTAAGATATCAGATAAACCAATTTCGTCTTCATTTATTTTGTCTATTTCATTTATAGCTCTATTTAATTGCCATTCATGTATATTAAAATTGTCTTGCATATATTTTTATTTTGTTTTTCCCCAAGTTTTTCCTTTACCTTTTTTCTTACATCCCGCAGGTGTTGGTCGACATGATGGATATTTTGATCTTTTTTCACCTTCTTTTCTTCCACACGATTTATATCCTCCTTTTCCATCAGGAGCATTACAATCTACCCAACCAGTTTCTTTACCTTTAGGACCAGAACGTTTAAACCATTTATGTAAAGATTCATCTTCTTTTAAATCTTTCCAAATATCACCTTTACGACAACGAACTATAGCACCTGATTTATAAGCAGATGGTTTATCATAGCGTCTATCTGCTATACGATGGCATCTATCTTTTTTCTTTTCAAGAAGTGATTCAAGTAATATATCAGTTAAACGAATCATTAAGCTAATAATTTTGCTATATAGTTTTTAATTTCACCACCTTTAATAGAAGCAAGTGCTGCTTCTAATGTAGCAAGTGATAAGTTTTTACTTTGTATCGCTTTAAAAGCTGTAACTCCAGCTGATAGTAACATTATTCCTACAATAACATGAAATACAAAATGAGCTACTTTTTGAGCTTTAGCAGGGTCTTTAATGAATTTTCTCATTAATATTTCAAGAGGTTTCATATATAAATTATGTAACTCATCTGCTATACGACCCATTTGTTGAAAGTATTTTTCAACATCATTTTGTCCAGTTGGTTTTTTACCAATTACTTTATTAACAATATTAGTAGATGTTTTACCAAATTTAGCTATTAAACCTAAGATAGCAGGTAACGCTATAGCTACACTAGCTACAGTTAACACACCTTCTTTTTGTTCTTTTGTTTTATCTGTTAAAGTAGTATCTATGTTACGAATTAAAGAACTCATCTGAGATTTCAGTTGAGATACTAATTCATCTTCTTTATTTACTTCAGCTTCTTTAATTCTTATTTTCATTACTTTGAAGATTTTTTAACTAAACGAGATGTTTTATTTTTTAAATTTTTAAGTATCTCTTTTATTTTACCTAATTCAGTATTACTTTTTTCACGGCTCATATACTCAACTAATTCACTTAGTTTTTCATATACTTGTTGTGGGTCTACTTCATAAGAAATATCCCATGTTAGTTTACCTGTTTCAGGATCAATAGCTGTTAATACAGATTTAACTCCTGTTACAGGATCAATTTTAGTATCACCTATTTTTAATTTAGATAAATCAATATAAGCATCTTCAACTATCTTTTTTAATTCTGAACGTTTCATTATGATTTAGTTACATCGGTTAATTCATCAACTACTTGTTTAGCTTTACCTTTACTTTTCATGTATTCTTGTACTTTAGCTAAAGCTTCTTCTTTCATTTTCTTATAAGCTTCACCTACTTTCTTAACTTCATCTTTTTTCTTATCACGTTCAGTTAATAATTTTTCAGCTAATTTTTTAGCTTTAGGTTCTTTAGTAAATATACCTTTTATATCTTCTACATTTAAACCGCCTTTAACTTGGTTAGCAAAATAAGCAACATCTTTGCATTCAAAGCAAATATCGTCTATAGTAGAGCTAGTAGTTGGTTTTTCAACTACCCAAAATGCGCCAATTTCATCAGTTTCAGGAGTAAATCCTTCGTTGATTATTTCTTCTTCAACCTTAGGTTTTACTTCTTCGATTGCTTCTTTAATTAATTGTTTTAAAGCAGATTTTTTCATGATTTATATATTTTCAATTTTAATTTTTCTGTTCCTTTTATAACACGATGCCATGCATGTCGTGGTATAAATATTGGCATATTCATACTTAGTGGTAATTCATTATCAAGCTGTAACTGCCAATCTGTATGTTCTATTGCCTCTACTAATCTATTTTCATCATCTCGATGCCACATTAGTTCTATAGGGTCTATAGTTTCATTAAACTCACGAATAATGTATCTATCTGTTACTTCTATATCTTTATATGGTTTCATTTTATAGGACCGCCAACAACCCAAGCATCACAGGTACGAGCAGCAGCACATTTAAATTTTAAAAATCTACAATATCCTAATTGTCCAACTTCAATTACATCAAATGGATCTTCTGATCCTTCATCATTACCTATTCCTTTAGCTATACAATCTAATGTTTTTTCAGTAATATCAAAAGCAGCACAATTACCACATCTAGATGATTTTGCTTCTTCTATAGAATCAAGATTCCACATGTCTACTTTTTTCTCCCAAAACTTTTCATTTGGTTCATTAGGGTTAAGAGGACCATAGCCATATTTTTTAATAGCTATTTGTCTATTTTTTAAATTTAACTCAATATTTTGAGTTGGAGCAGGACATTTATCTAATTCGGCTTCGTTTAATATATTTGTTAATTTAATCATTATTTTATTTATTTTCTATTAATAGTTCACCTAATACCTCTAAACGTCCCATTTCAATTTGAAATTCATTTTGAGTCATATTTAATGAAATTTTTTTATATGTTTCTTCAAATTCTTTTTTTGCATCATCTTTATCTAATTTACCCGCTGTTGCTTTTTCATAATAAGGTAATTTAACTTTATAATGTTTATAAGTTAATAAAGATAATCCACCTGCTTCTTGAGTGGTGTCAGCTATTTTTTCAGCGCCTTTTAATCTAGTACTAGCAAATTCTTCAATAGTTTGCTTTATTTCATTTAATATATCTGTTAATTTAATCATTATTTTATTTTTTTACACAATTTGGATATTTTTTACCAAACATTGTTTTCATTCCTTTTTTAGTATATCCAGGCCAGCATTTTTCATTTAATATGTCTTCATTCTGTTGTATAGGAGCATATCCTGAACCATATGGTGCTGCTTTACCTGATTGTGGATTTGATGTTTCTTTATTTAAACTTTTAGTTTTTTCTTTAGATGCTTCTTTACGTTTTTCAATATAATCTAAAGCACGTTTTAGTCTAGCTTTAACCTCAGGATCTTTAGCTCTACCATAAGCTGCTCTAATACGCTGATGAATTACATTAATAATTTGTGACTTACGAGCATGTGGTTTTGCTTTAAATGTCTTTTTTGATAATGTATCTTTAACATCTTGAGCTGTTTTAAATTTAATTCTAACTGTGTCTTTTGGATCTTCATCTGTGTATAATCTACGAGATGATCCTTTAGGTTTTTTACCTGTACCTTTTTCAGGTTCATCACTTTCCAAGTATCCTCTTTTTACAGCTAATTCTTGGTCATTAGTCCAAACATCAGATGCTTTATATCTAACTTTTGATACCATATTTGCTTTATATGGTGGATACATTTCATATAATATGTCAATTAGACTAATCATTACCAAAATCCACTAAATGTTGTTTTAAATCCTAATAGTTTAGCATAACGAGGTAAACGACAACTCCAATATGAAGCTTTAGTTCTATCTTTTTTATTTGGACAATTATGACGTTTAGAAAACGCTTGTCTAGCTTTTGGATTATTAAGTTTTGCTCTTAATCCACCACCTGCCATTCCAAATGATACTTTTTTTACTTTATCTCCGTCTTTAACATACACATAGAACTTTTTAGAACCACCACGTTTTGGTTTACCTATTGCTGGTTGTTTCTTATCTTCTTCTAATGCTTCGTTCAAAAAAGCTTCAGTCAAAGGTAAGTCTAGTGGTACTTTAATACCATTATACTCACCAAATGTACCAATATCTGTATTGTCAAAGTAGTATTTATCTGCTTCACATAATACTAAACGTTTAGTTTCATATAAGTTTCTTGCCTCAACAAATAATTTTAAAAACATTGCTGATTGAGGACGGTATATAGATTCGTTTAGTGGTAAATTATTTTCAATATGATAGAACATGCCTTCTGAAATGAAAACAGGTTCTTTAGATTCATTTATAACTAATTTAGGACCATGATTATATTCTTGGTTTACGTAGTTAATGATTTTCTCAATATGTTCTTTTAACTGAATCTTGTTCATTAGTACGGTTTTGTTTCTGTTGCTTTAGGTAATACTTTAAACTCAACTACACCAGGTATTTGTTTAATATCTGATATAATTTTCTTAATTGCTTCTTTAATATCACCTTCTAAAGCAGAAGTATCAATTTTAATATCTACATTTGTTTGATAACGCAATTGTCCTTCTGAGTTAGCACCTGGAGTAGCCGCTTGTGAGTTAACAATTGTTACACCTGGTAGAGCACGCATAGCAGACAAAATATTAGTTTGATCATTTTCTTTAGTATTAGTGATCATTGAAGCTAATATTTGAAATTGTTTAGCCGCTGGTTTAGTAGCATCTGGTTTTTCTATTGGTGTGAAGTCTTCTTCTTTAAGTAGATTAGTGTGTTTTTTACCTTCATCATTTAATCTTATAATAATTAAACCTTCAGTAGCACCACCTGTACCAACACTAATAGGACTTTCTAACCATGATTCAGGTATTCGCTTAGTTAATTGATCAACCATCATTTGTAAACGGCTAGGTGAAAAAAATCCACCTGGTGCTACAACTAATATATTGTTTTTAAATAATTTAGTAGTCACTTTAGGACCTAAAGTATCTTTAACTATATCTGATATGTCAGTAGCTATTGCTTCTTTTACTATGCGAATTTTCATACTAGGTACTTTTATATTGATATTTTTTTCCTTTAATAAAATCTTCTCCATTCTTGTCTAACCATTTTTTAGCTTTAACAATAGAAGAATTTACATCACGTGCTCCAGGAATACCATCAGGTTCTGTTAATAATTTTCCTTTATAGTAAACATCTGTTTTTATATAATAAAAATATTTATCTCTTCCCATAGTAAAACCTATAGTTTTTAAATTAAATTTTAAACCTGATGGAGTGGTATAATTTTCATCATTTACAAGATATTCAGATATAGTAGAAGATCCAAACATATCTCTTTCTCTCTTTTTAGATAAAAGTTGATATTTAGCAAATGGATCAATCGCTTCTTTTAAAATGTCTATTAGTTTCATAATTGTAAGTTTGTAAGTTTTATTGTAAGTTTACTAATTTGTATTTAGTTGATTCAATTAAAGTAACTACCTCGTCTATTTGATTCTGAATATACGAATCTTGGACTAGGGAAACACGGTTTTTTTCAACATACATGCAAAGAGCTTCAAAATACTTAATAAATTCACTATTTTCAAGCCATTGTCCTTCACTCTTATAGCCAGTAATAATACCGTAACGGCCTTGAAATGATTCAACAATACCATCTGCTAAATCTATGATTTCATCATAGTATTCATTTAATGCTTTATGAGCCGCAAATGCACCTGGTCCTTTAACTTGTAAATGGAAGATGTGTGCTTGTGTACGTGATGAAAATAATGTAGAAATAAAGTTAGCCATTAATTGTGTTGGGTTAGGTAACTCAACAGTAACAGCTATTTCTGGTTGGTTTGGATCAATTGTTTCTGGTTCAAATCCTTCTTTAAGGTTTCCAGATTCAGCGGCGTATAACGCACTCATGTATTTTTCTGCTGTTTTAGCGTCTTTAGAGCAACCCATTTTTTTACCGGTCTCTTTATATACGCAATTTCCTTTACGAGTATATGGCATAATTATGTAGAATTTGTCCTACATAAATATATCCAATTTTAATAATAATTAAATATTAAGCAGATTTTTTTAATTTGGTATTCTCGTTAGTTAAGAATTCAACTCTAACGGTTAATGCAGCTACTTCTTTAGTAAGATTTAATACCATTATGCGTAATTCGTCTTTTTCTTTAGCACTAGCTTCAAGTAATGCTTCTAATTTTGTAATTCTGTCTTTACAGTCATGACGGATAAAATCTTCATCTTTTTCTTTATGCATCGCGCGTTTTTCATAAAATCTAAACGCTGATGAACCACCTAAAACGGTTATTGCTGTCACAAGTACAGTATAAAGACTATCCATATATATTAAATATTAAACTGTTAACTATAAATATGTTACAGTTCTTGTTCTCGCAATTTCTTGATATATTCCTTAACATTCTTTATTTCATCTTCATTAATTTTACCACCACTCCATGATTCAATATCACCTTGTTCAGTAACATATGATTCAACTTGCATTTTATAAAATTCTTCTATTGAAAGTTCAAAATCATCTACCATAGCGTTTTTATTATTATTCAACATTTGCTTCTCATATTCGTCCCACTTACCGGTTCGTTTAATTTCAGCCTCCATTTTAATAACACAATTAAAACATTTATGATGAATAGCCCACATTTTTTTATTTATGTTATCTAACTTCATTGGTTGGCTACATTCAGGACATGATAAAGGTATAATAACCATTTTTTTAAGTTTATCAAACTTAGTTACTGTTTGTTTAATACCATTTTTAATAGTCCATTGTTTACCACCTTCTTCCCATGTGTCTCCTTCCTGATAGTCTTGAGATTGTTTAGTATAGCCTGACTGCACACCAGTGGATCCACCAGTGTTACCAGTGATAATATTACGCATACGTTGTACGTCACGTTTTGAAAACTCTTTGTTTAAATTTGATTCACTCATAAACCTAATTTCTGTAACTGTTTAATTGTATTTTCTGATGATGTATGATGAATACCTACACCACCTGCGTCTTTCCATCTTTGAATATTATCTGCTCTATCATCAATTAATATAGTGTTTGGTGTAGCATATTCTTGTTTACGTTCTGCTGATTTTAATAATAATTTAGTACCAGGTATATTTCTTTTTACCCAAACAAACTTACCTATTTTAGATGACTCTTCTCTTGATGGAGCTGATAGTAATTCTGGATTGTATCCTTTAATATAGTCCCATAATTGTTTTCCATCAGGCATCCATTGTAATCCTGTCCAAAATTTAACACCAGCATCTGTTATTGGTTTCCAAAATTCTTCAGGATTAGTTTTATAACTAGCTTCTCTACCTGTTAAATCAAAATATCCTTTTTCAAAATCAACTAACACACCATCCATATCACAATAGATTTTAAATCTATCTTCTTTAGTTTCATCTTCATTTAATGACTCAAATATTTCTGGTCTATATTGTCCAAATTGTCTTAACAATACACCAGCAGCTGCGTTAGCTTCATTTTCAACAGGTGATCCTGTATCACCAGAGCCCGGTCCTAGTTGTCCTAATTCATCTTGTTTACGATGAACTAATTCATGAGCTAAAGTACGTAAAATATCTGCTGTTAATCTTGGTCCTTTTACAACTAATAACTCATCATTATTAGGTTGATAAGCACCTAATGAATGCATATTTTTAGCTAAATCTTCATCATCAGTAAAAGTAATTTGTGGTGCTTGTTTTAATTCAAGAGCTTGAATAGCAAAATCTATAAAGTCTTGTACAATATCTTCTGATTTATCTTCTGGTTCAGTTAGTGTTTCTTCTAAACTTTTTTTCCACCATTTAATAGTAAATAAATCCTCTTCTAAATCATGAGGAATACCTTTTTTATTTAAATAATTAATTACCTGAGAACGAGCTTGTTGTCCGTCTTTATCATCTCCTAAATTAGGAATAACCATACGTCTTTCATTACCATTAAAGTTATATTGTGAATATTCAAATGGTATTAAATTAGTATTTAAGAAATTCTCTAATCCTGGTGTTTTATGGTAAGGTACTTTAATAACTGTATCTTGTCCTTTTGTTACATCATCATCCTTTTCAATTGGAGCTGATGTTTTAGGTACTCTATATGTGTTTGGATCTACTTCTTGTAATGAAGAAATACTTAATACAGGAATACCTAATATTTTAAGTATATCATTAAACCCACCTTTTTGAATTACTGATTCAGGAAAACATCCTTTTAGTTCTTCATATGTGTTTAAATACTCATTTCTAGCTTTAGAGTAATCAGTTGATTCTTTATCTTTAACTGAACGTAATGCTAGTATTGATTTTTTAAGTTGTGTTACTAAACCACGAACTTGAGTTCCTGATAAACGTTTATTGTTTGTAATTACTTTTTCTTCAATTGATAAAGGCATTACTCTAGTACCAAATGCTTTTTGTAATGGAGTAAAATAATTTTGTTCTTCTACTTCATCTTGAGCACCAGCAACATATGCTTTTAACTCTAAATCATTATCAAAAGCACTAAAAATATCTTTAATTGGAGATGGATCTTCACTTAGTCTAACACTTACTTTAGCCATTGGATTAGTAGCTAAATATAAATCCCAAATACGTTTACTCATTTCCTTAGTTATACCATCACGAGTTTTATGACCAATTAAAACTATAACTTTAGTAATATAAGTGCGTGAAGCTAAGTCTTTAACTACTTCAAAATGTCCTTCATGTGGGGGTTTAAAACCACCTGGATAATAGCAAATAGCAGGAGGAGTTTTTTGTTCATCCTCTTCATTTAACTCGTTTAGTATTGTATTTAAATCAATCATTTAATAAATTCTTTTACTTTAGAGACTGCTTGGTCTTTAGGTGTAAATTTCGGTTTCTGTTTAATTAAATCAGTAATATCTTGATTCAATTGAATAACATCTGCTTTTACTTTAGCTATTTCTTCAGGTGTTTTTGGTTTACCTTTAGCTTTAGATGTGTCAAAAAATCTACGTTTTATTTCTTGTGAATCAAAACCCATTTCAGCATCTTCTGGGTCGTTATTTACTATAACAAGATTATCACCAAATGCTTGTTTATATGTTTCAATATTATTATTAATATCCCTCCATGTTCTTAAAACAATACTTGGTAGTAATGAACGATCTCTATTTACATTACGTTCAAGTGATGTTATTGGAGAAACATATACCATCAACATCATAGTTTCGTAACCTAAAGCCTCTAATTCTGCCTTTTTCTTGAGTAATGGTTTAGATGCGGCACCAGTTCCATCAACAATAATATCGTTTAAATCCGTGAGTGCTTTAGCGTATTTTTCTTTAGTTGCTTTTTGAGCTTGGCCCATTAATTTAGCGGCTTGAGACAATTGTTCAGGATCAAAGTCCTTTTGTTTCATACCCATTCCTGACGCTTTAAGTAATTCCTCATAAGTGTCGTCGACATTTATGATTTGGAATTTAGATAAAGGTAATGATGTAGCAATATAAGACTTACCAGCCCCTGCGGGACCAGCTAAAAATATCGCTTGTGGCGTATTTTGTATTTCTTTTATTCTAATCTTCATTATTAATCTAATATCATATTGAAATAATTCAATAAATCTTGTTTAGCAGGTAATTTGTCTTTTGGACTAGTCATAGGTGCACGTTTCCAATCGTACCAAGCTTTTTCTATCATTTTAACAGCTTGATCAAATTCAGGACCCATCATTTCAACGTATCCTTCTTCAGTGTATCGCTCTTTCATTAATGATTGTGCTTCTTCGCGAATAATTGCTTTTAATTGAGATTTTTTCATTTTTATAGAGTATTTACTACCAATAAATATTAAGCATTCTTTCTTGGGCGACCACGTTTACCGCCCGTTTTAACATACACCGTTGACTTTTTAATTGTTGGATCTAGCTTTGGACGACCACGTTTACCACCAGTTTTGACATACACTACAAGTGTTTTCTTAAGTGACGGATCCATTTTTGGACGGCCACGTTTACCTGTACCTGTACTTGTACGTATTTT